AAATCGATCAGCCATACGGCCTCCTAATTAGAAATGCCCTCCAAAGAGGGCACTTAGAGTTAAACTACAAATCTACCTTTTAAAACAGTAGTGGCATCACTTTCAGCAGCAGTTGTTAATGTTCCACAGATGTCGTAGTCTCTATTTGAATCAGCAGACAATCCGAGTACAGACCATAAAGGTGCTTCAGACTCGTCGATATTGTACTGTCCAGACTCATAAGTGACATCACTGTTTGTCAGCGCAGTAGTGAGAACTTGAGCAGAAGCAAAAAGGTCTGCATCTACTACGGCCCCACCGTTTTCAGTTGTTTGATATACACCGATATCCATCGCTCCAGCAGTACCACTATCATCACAAGATAAAAGAATCTGTGAGATTCGGGCATTTGAAGGAACCGAAAAGTAACGGATCACATCGTCAGAAGCATCAGTAGAAGCAACTTCAACTAGAGCACATGACTCTTGAAGTCGTGCTTTAGTTTCTCTTGAATCTTCTAATACTCTAGGAACAGCATCTCTGTTCGTTATTTGTGCGGATAATTTTTCAGCCATGATAATCTCCTAACTTAATTAAAGTTCTTATTCAGCACACTTAATTTCCATGATCTTATCTTCTTCAAGTCTGGTCGCACCAGCTGTCATGTAAAGATAAGCTTGCCATGGATGACCTTGAAGGTCTTTTCTTCGGTCAATGTCTGTAGACATATCATTCCAAAGACCTAGATACATTCCTGATTTAGCGAAAAGAGGAACTCTTCTATAAGAACTTCCATCTGCGTCTAATCGCTCACAGTGAATGAAGTCGATTCCTAAGAATCTTTGGATCTTTCCGTCTACTAGAACTGGTCGGTCATTGTAGTCAGTGTTGATAATTTGAGCTTCAGAAAGAAGGTCGTCATGCTGCTTAGCAGTTACCACACAGCATAATGGATCAGACTCAAGATCTACTTCGTTGGCCATTAGCTTTTTCTTAGCTTCTTTAAGCTTAGCTACTGTAAGACCTACGTTTGAACTTGATCCAAAGTCTACAGCGATTTGATTTCCTGCAGGAAAAGAAGTTGATGTAGAACCAGCTTCACCTGTTTTTGCTGTTCCAAAGAAAGCATCGATGATCAAGTCATCCATCTTTCTACCCGCTGCGAAAACAGCGTTTTGAACATAACTAGACTCAGGATCAGTTAAGAGTCTTAACTTATCAAAAGAGTCAATTAATTGAGGAAGATCGAAGTCACTTGGAAAAACCCAACGTCTATCTGTTGGAGCGTCTACTCTCCCAATAGGTTGGAATCTTGAAGTAACCGATTGCATCTCCACTGCTCCGATTTGGTCAACTGGTGATGCTTGTTTACCGACATGAGATCCTTCCATACAGAAGTTTCTTAATTTAGAACCTCTTTGCTGAAGTAGTAACTGAATGTTACTGGAGTACTGTTGTACATAATGAGCTGGAATATTTACTGACATTGCTGCCCTCCCAATAATTTGTTAATAACTAAAACAAAAAACCGAAAAGGCTTGTCTGAATTTCAGGGCCGATTTCTTACTCAAATGTCCCAGAGTCAGGGAGTGTTCTTTCCCACCGTCATTCGATCCTATTTAGGATTACCGAATCAAATAATTTAATGGTAAAGTCACTCCCCGATTTTTGTCAAGAAGTTTTATCCCTGTGCAGCAGGATAGGCCCATTGATGTAGCTGATTCCATCTACTAAGCGCACCCTGATCTTTAGATCTAACTTTCTGCTGGAATGAAGAATCTTTAATTAGCTCACTAATTTCTGACTGAGCTTGCATCGGAGTCATTACTCCGTTTTGATTGCTTCCTCCTTCAACAAATTTATGTTCTCCGATTTTGGATCCGATTGAATTGAAGAATCGCATGACTCCATCGAACCCCATCGTTCTTTCCAAAACATTAATTTGCTCAGGATCAATCTTAAATGCTTCCACTGCTTTTTGAGCTGTTTGGATATTTTGATCATAAGCTGCTCCCCATTCCATGCGAAGTTTACTTTCTTGTGAACTTACATCTGCTTGGTATTGGTTCTCTGCTGCATCCAATTGCTGAGTAGCGAACTCTCCATACTTTTCCATTACCATACTTACTTGATCTGCAGTGAAACCTGCTTCATAAAAAGTATCTCTCGCCCAGTTAGAAAAGTGCTCATCAGCTATGGCCTCTGGTAATTCAATTTTATAATCAGCTTTATCTTGAGGACGGCCTAACTTATTCATCAGGTTATAGAAGCCATCCTTATCTCCCGAATCTGGAAGTTGTAGTAGTTTATCCCTAGGTGCCCCTAATAACTTTTCAAGATTCTTGTATGAATCTAATACCGCTGCAGGATCTTTAAAACCTTTCTTCTCTACAAATACTTTATGCTCATCCCCTAGCCCCTCAGTCCAAGATGTAGCTGTGGCATCTTGTGGTGTGGGAGTAGGCGTAGGTTCTGGTGTAGGAGTCGGTGTTGGATCTGGTGTAGGAGTCGGTGTTGGCTCACTCATGTAGTTTTCCTTGTTTAGTTAATCTGTTTATTAAATCTTCAGAAGATAAGTTTAAGTAGTCTTTGATTCTTAATAAGACTTCTCTTCTACCTTCTAGTACTGCATGTATTCTAGGATCGGGATGGAAGCATGAAGCATCTGCTCTACAGAATCTTTCCAGATCTTCCATTACGACTTTAACAAATTGACTTTCAGGATTAAGTACCTGCTGATATGCTTGCTGTCTGTGTACTACTACACTTCGCGCTTTTTCGGCTAAATTCATTATAAAGTTATATCCGGGTTATGCTGTTTTCTCAACTTCATTTGCAGCTTTAATAAGAGCTGCTTGTCCAGGAGCCGCTTGAATATCCTCTTGAGCTTGAGCTTGCTCAGCTCTACTGGCCCGAATTTGTTGGACTTTCTCTAGACCTCTAACCCATTTCACTGGGACACCTTGGATTGATGCTACTTCAGGGATAATCACATCCCAATCGAAGTGATCCATAATAGACGGATCTTGCATGTTAGCAGCTACTCCCATAGCAGTTTCAACAGTACGCATAAGACCTGCTGCCTCTTCTGCTCTTGCTGCTCTGGCAAGTGGAGAGTCATAGACAATCTTATACTCACCTTGAGCTTCTACTAACTCAGGAGGTAGTGGAGGTAGAACTCCTTGTCTTTGCAAGATATCAAGTTCTCTTTCAGTAACTTGACCTAGATATTCTGATTCTTGTCTACCGATAGTAGGAGAAAGAAGCATCCCTTTCTCTCGTACTCTTTCAAGTACTTCAGTCGCAGTCATCTGAGGACTTTGCATAAGGATCTGAAATAGAGTGATAAAGAAAGCATCGTTAATCGTAGCTCTCTCATCATCCATCAGATCTTTACCTACAGCGATATTTCCTACAGGCAAAGTAGTGATAAGAGGTCTGCCATCTGCACTTACCCCGCCACCATTGATAGCTCCAGGTTTAAGTGAGAAGGTATCTATGATGCCATCATCATGCGCAAGGATCACAGGATCTACTGTTCTGTGTCCTTGCTTTAAAACTGTTTTCTTTTCTTCATTTAATGTTTTAACTGCAGGTAAAACTTCCATCGCTGGGGATCGACCATAAGTCTCTCCTGGAGCTATCTCATATCTTGAGATCGGATATGGCCATGAATTATAACCGCCTTTCTCTAAAGTCTTTTTCCCTTCAACAGAGATGTAAACAGACTCGTACGCCATACCTGCTGCATCTAGTCTGTTAGGATCTCTGTTCTTATTAGGTTGTACTCTGTGGATAAAAAAGTACTCTTGCGCTGGTGCAGTCTCAAGCTTGCTCTTTAGGTTATCTGGTAGGTTATCACCCCATTTGTCGTGTGCCTGCTTCACTGTCATGGAGAAGTATCTAAACACTTTATCCACAATTCCCTGGTGGTTTTCCACAATGAATAACTGACTTAGATGGATAGACTTGTATCTCATCCCAGGGCCAGAAATAGCATCGTCAATGAACAGACCACCTGTTCCATAACCACCGATGGACTTCCACACTTGATTATTCTGTGAAGCAAAGTTAGCTCTTGGAGCATATCTGAATTTGAATAGTAATCTCGTAGCTTCTTCGAACCAAAGTGCTACTCTTCTAATCTTATTTAACTCTGGACTATCTGCTTGAAGCTTTTGCCATGTTTGATTTTTAGGAGTGAGCAGAGAATCTAGGATGGAGCTGAATCTCCCTAAAGCAATGGACGCTGTGGAATCATAGATCTCTTCTGTTCGCTTCTGTCCTTTGGCCTGAAGGTTCTGAGAGAAGGTATTAAATTGATTGGAATGAGAAGGGATAAACCTTTCGGCAATCTCCTTCCAATGTGTCTCCCAATTAAATCTATCTTTGGAATTTCTTTCGAAGTCCTGAAATACCTCAAGGCCCTCTTTATCTTCAAACGACATAAGCTATCCTTTAAAATCCTAAGAGAGTTTTCCTTGCTAGACTTCCTTCAGATATCGGAGCTAACCCTCTATTACCTGTTAAGATAGTAGAAGCTCTACCTCTTCTTTTTCTTCTTAAATTATCTTGAAGTTCAACATCAGTCTCTACCGCTTTACCTACATTTTCTTCTGTAGGAGGTAGAACATCTGGCACTCCCCCTGCTTCTCCTGGTAATCCTGGAAGCTCAGGTGGAGTTAACCCCTCCTTAATGTCTTGCTTTACTTTATTCCCTAAAATTGAAGTAACAGGAGAAGGCAGTCCTCCTGAAATACCTGTCATCAGTACGCCTTCTCCGACATTCTTCAATTGACCTAAAGGATCTGAGACTGTTCGCTCTGCTGTTCTTTTAACTTCTTTGGCTACTTTCTTTGGAGCATTTGCTATCGTCGTTATTACACTGCCCATGATCTATTCCTTGATAAGTTCTTTCCTTAAAATAATTACATTAGGATGTACTTCTAAAATCTTATACCCTCGCTTAAAGCAGTACTCTAAACTCGCTTCGCTGTTCGCTGCACTCGGTTGGACTGTACCTGTGGCGAACGTGCAACCACGCGCAATGGCAATGGCCTCAACTCGCCTTTCCATCTCTTCCATAATGCCATGCTTTCTATATTCTGGCGCAACGTAAATATCTTGGATATAAATTTCTGGGCCTTCTGTTTTAAAAATGACAAATGCTTTACCCTCTTCAATGATCGATTCAAAACCTAATCGCTCTTTAACATAGGCCATGTACAAGTCTATCAT